TATCCACCGTTATGGGAAGAACAAAGTTGACTGGTATATTTTCTTCCCTGATGGAAATAACGCGGGTGGTTCTTTCGGTTGCTGGAATAAAGATGAGGATAATCTTAACTGGTGTTATCTGGGCGCGAACATGTCCGATGAACAGCGCAGCCAGCACAACGACCGAATGCGTCAAATCCATAAGCAAATCAACGAGGAACGCCAGAGAGTACACGCACAGGCGCGGGAAGAGGTGGCAAAGGTATGGGCGGAAGCCAAAGAGGCCACTGACCATCCATATCTCAAGAAAAAAGGCATTAAGGCGCACGGCGTGAAGATCCACAAGGGTGATCTTATTATTCCCATGCGTGATAAAGATGGATTGCTTCATTCCCTCCAGCGGATCACGCCAGGATGCGCCAAACTCAATTGGGCAGGCGGGGCGGTTGCCGGGTATTATCACACTATTCCTGGCACCGGGAAATTCTCGTATCTTTGCGAAGGTTACGCT